TTTTTGTTGTGGGGTTATTTGATTTGAGTTTAGATAATTATCTGTTATATTTATTACTTCACTTAATAAGCTACCTTTATTAACAGGAATACCCAATAAATCCATGAATATATCAAGTAGTTTTTTCCAAACACTAACATTTCTATCTATTATTATGGTATTTAACTTTTCTTGAAATTCCCTATTAGTAAATGCTTCTGCTACAAATTCAAATATATTTTTAACTCCATAAAAATCTCCAGTTACTTCCCCATAAGCAGAGGTTTTTGTTAAAGGTCTGATGTATTTGTTATATAAATCAGATATTTCTTTATAATATTTACTCTCATTATTTTTTAAACTATCTAAAGTTATAGAATGAATTAACTCATGTAGAAGTATTTGTGCTTTACTTATTTTAGCATACTTATTTATATAAACATTTCCATTTGTATACCTACCTTGTGAATTTAATTCAGCTTCATAAACTTTAATATTATTCTTAATAAATGGTTTTATATACTCATATAATTTTTTAAATTTACTATTGTTAATAATATCTTCCCAATTTTCTATTAAAGTTTCATTTTTTATGTCATTGTCAATTTCAGGATATTGTTCTTTTAAATATTTATCTGATTCTTGTTTTGTAACTATTCGTGTAGCATATTGATTTGGGTCATTTTTTTGAATATATTTTTCTGCTCCTATTAATGTTCCTCTATATACTTCTTGTACATCACCAGATTCATCTAAAACAACATGGGTGTAAGATTCTTGACCAAACCCTAAAGCTTCATATACTTCATTAGCTAATTCAGGATTTTCACTAAATAATTCCTCAACTCCTGGTTTAACACTATTATGTTTACCTTGAACAAACTCTTTAAATCCTTGTATATCTTGTTTAGAACCTAATATGTGGATTTGTTCTGGTTCAAATACTACTTTTTGTACAGTAATATAATCTACAATTCCTGTTTTATTAAAAAGTTCTTTATTTGAATTAATATATAATCCATCATACCCTAAAGATTGTAAATGATTTTTTACTTTTTCATAAGCATCAACAGTCCATTTATAGTCAGAAACCCAGTTATTGTCCTTGTCTTTTTCTGTTAATATATTTAATTTATCAACCCAAGTTTCATTTTCCCATTCTTCTGCTTGAATTATGTATGGGTTTTTTATGTTAAGTAATTCTTCTGATATACTGCCTTTTTTTAAGGGTGCACTTCTTCTGATAAAAGCATCTGTTTCAGCGTCTTCTGTTAGTTGTTCTTTTATAGCATCATAATCTTTTTCCGCATATTGACCAGCAACAATTTTAGAAGAAGAAAAGAAAAACCCTAAAATAGAATTTGGATTTCTACCTTCATATATAGTTTTATCTACAAATCTTTTAAAAGAATCTTTATTTGTTTTACCACCATGATAAACAATATCCTTTACTTTACTATTAGGAAATATAGTATCTAAATATTGAGAATATAATTGTTGAGCTTGTTGTTTTTGTTCTGGGGTTATTTGAGAACTTGTAGTTTTTTCATAAACATCTCTGATAGCTTGTTTACCATTTTCATTAATTTTTCTTGTACCAATGCCCGCAAAATTTTTAGTAAGAACAGGAGTATCGACCTCTACAAATTTATTATTATTCCATGTAAACCACTTATTTTTATTTTGGTCAAATACATAAACTGGCTTATTTTCTGCAATAGCCATGTGTACTGCCCATCCTGTTCCCCCATCTACCTTATTATCAGTAATACTGGATATAGCAAATATTGCATCACTATTTTTAACTTGCCACCAATTTCTTCTGAGTAGATTATTTACATATTCTTTAGAAGTTGGAAATCTTCTACCCAATGTTTTATTAGCAGCTTTTAATTTTTCATCAGCTTCATTTTTTAAATTTATAGGTATAGCAGTATTACCATTAGGAGTTTTATAGCCCTCAAAGTAATAATGTTTATTATTAACCATTCCAAACATTTTACCTATAATATCCCATTGAGTGTCTGAACCTAATGCGCCACCAGAATGATTAGTAAAAGTAGATAAATCAACTTCTTGACCAAACCCTAAAGCCTCATATACAGCATTAGCTAATTCAGGATTGGATTCAAATAATTCACTTATTTGTTGTTGTTTACTATTCCATTGTTTAAACCCATCAATAGTAGGATTAGATGTGTTACTAATAGTTTTAGTAGTACTAGTATCAGGAATACTTTCGGCTATTGCCTCATTAATATCTTTAGTGAATACCACTTCTACGGGTTTAACTACCTGCCATGCATTACCTACCTTTTTTACTTCTCCATAGTTTACCACCACAACATCCCGTGCTGTGTTTACATTACCACCAACTACTTTTATTGCAGGAGAGTTTATATCCCCAAGCCTCTTCATATCATCTAGAGTACCTACATAGGATAAATTTCCAGCAGCATCTACTGCAAAAAACATCTCCAAAGGTAGAATATCACTGCTGGTAAACTTTCCATCCTTAAGGTTACCTACATAGGTAGAATATTTAAGTGGAGGAACAGGTTTAATACTAACTGATTGCTGCTTGGATTCACTCAGTTTCTGTTTAAGAATATTCTTAAACTCATCCATTGATGGATTTTTTGTGGACGCAGTATAGTCCTTATAGAGTTGTGACACTTTCTGTATAAGTTCCTGGGGAACTCCATTATCCTTAAGAAGTTCCACAATGTTGTTATATCTTTTTCCATTATAAGTAGGTAAACAACTCATACTATTTATTTTTTACAACGTTTGACATTAGGCAAAATTAATCCATTTTTAGCAATTATCTCTCCACCATCCCTTAAAATTTTAACACCACCTGTATCAAATTTTAGGTCTACCCCACCTTCTTTATGCGAAGGATATCCTGTTAAGTCTTTAACTATGGTCCACTTAGAACCCTTAGTAAATTCTTTACCTCTTAATCCCTTTTCAGCACATATATTACCCTCTTCATCAGTGTAGGTAATATCTCCAAGATCAATAGTCTCTATTCCCAAGGCTTCCAGTGCAGCATTAAATACATCTACCCTGTTAAGGTCAGAGGCTTTATTAACTTCTGGAGATGGTTGTTTTTCCTGTTTGGTAGCAGGTTGCTGTTTATTAGTCTGTACTTTAGCTCCTACACCATTAATAGTAGTCTTATTCTGATCTTCTCTAAATGTGTTCTCAGTAGACTTTGCATCAGGATTAAACAGTGCTAATACCTTAGAGGGTCTAGAGAATGTAACATAGGCTACCATATTCTTTTCTAGTCCTACAACTTCCTTACCAAGCATAACCTTTCTGTTAGCCCTTGGATTTTCCAAATCCTTCTTAGAGGAGAATACCACATCAAAGGTTGCACCTTGAGACTTATGAGCTGTTATAGCATACCCATAGTCAATGCTCTTTTCTATGTACCCCTGCTTCATTAACTCATCAACAGGCCTACTTCTTTTTTCCTTATCATATACAAACAGTTCGGGATGTGCCTGTTGTAGTAATGCTATTGTGTAGATATTTCCTTTGTATTTTATAAGGTTATCAGGTATTTGGAATTCATTATAGAAATTGTCTAAACTTTCACTTAGATCTCTTCTACGAGTCCATGAAACTTTTTTATCAGAAGCAATTTCCTTTAAATGTGCAAACTCCTTAAAGAATTCCATATTCTTTTGATTTTTTGTATCTACTATGAAAATAGACATAGGAGTTGATAGGGTATTCTTTAATTCCACAGGTAAAACTTCTGATATAGATTTTGGAAGTATTAGTCTTACTGTTACATTATAGCCACTAACCTTAACTGTTTTATCATAGTAGGTTCCATCAGGAAGTACTCCAGTAAATAACCTAACACTCTCTTCATCTACATATTCAGGGTCTTCTATAACTTCATAGTTAGAAGAATTTTTAATAACTGCTTCTGCTGGAGTCATGTACCCAGTAAGTATGGCTCCTTTCTTAAATCCAAGAGTTCCAAGCCTGCTAGCTACAAATTCATTTATAGCTTGAACCTCTTTATTAGTATAGGCTATGTATTTAACTCCATGTGGATTTTCTCTAAATGCTTCCACTACTTTCTCCAACATTTCCCTATAATTATTGAATATTAAAATTCCTTCCCCCTTTTCATTTATTTTGGTGGATTCCCCTATTGGAAGCTCCTCTTCTCCTATATTCTCTCTCACTGCATGTAATTCTTCAACCAATGGACTTTCATTGGACTGTCTCATAACCTCAGTTAGTTCTATTCCCTGATTATCACCTTGAAATTCAAGTGCTGGGCTAGCTTCTGTATATTCATCACCATTGCTGTTAATTTTAGTATTTCCAGGTGAGGGTAACTGAATTTTATCTCCTATAAATATCAGGGTTAGATTCTTTTTATTAGCTATATCAATTAAATCATTGTAGTCACTTGTTGATATCATACTTGCTTCGTCAACAATTATTATAGAGTTATATTGAACCCTACTTAACGCAATAGGTACAAACTCTCCATCTACCTTAATCTTAGTAAGGAAACTTGCTATGGTTTTGAATGTAACTGTTCGTACATTTTGCTTATGACATAGTGCTGCAAGATTGAGAACTGCAGCATGGGTATTGGCAATACCATAAATATTTCTAGGCTGATGCTTGTATTTTTCCTTAATATAATTAAGTATAGTTCCTACTACTGTAGACTTACCAGTACCAGCATATCCTCTAATAACAAATTTTCTCTGACCATTATCAATTGCAGCTGCTGCAAGATTAACAGCTTTAGCCTGTTGTTTATTCAGAATAATATGACCAGTGTTAACCCTAACTCCATTATCAAATTCAAAAATATTATTTGTATTAGTTACTGGTTTATTTTCATCTAAACCATTAACAGGTTCCTGTTTTTCTTGTTTTTGTTCTTTCTTCTCACTCTGTTGATTTTGCTGAATTTCATCCTGTTTAGTCTCTGGTGTTATAGTCAAAAATTTATTAATATCCTGCATTAATTCTAATGCTTCTATCAATCCAGCTTCAAGTGCAGAATTCTTTTTAACATCAAATCCTAATTTTGAAGCAAGCTCTTTGAATATGCCAATAATCTGTTGGAATATTTCCATTAGAATACTATGTCCATTGTAAGGAGTATTATTTAGTCTTTGCTGGAATTTATCATATACAAGTGTTTCTGCTAAGAATTCTTTTAGGTTAATTAATCCATAAATTGGTTTTAGTTCAGATGCAGAAACTGCCTTTACCCCTTTTTCTCTAGCAGTTTGTAATATAATTTTTTCTTGTTCACTCAAAGTAGATTCTACATAAGCCCTAAGTTCTTCTAACCTATCAAGTTTTTCAGCAATAGCTTTTGGAACACTATTCCTATTCTCCATGTATGCATTTACTAGTCTAGAGGTTACAGCATGAATTAGTTCATGTGTAATAGTTCTTTCCGTAATTTTTACTGCTAGTGCAGAATTTTCATTGGATAAATGTCTAATTCTCCAAAAGTTAATTGTTAAAACATGATTACTAGAATCATATGAACCTACAGTTTCAGATTTAGTATCATTTATAAGTTTAATCTTCAATCCTTCTAGCAATTCTTTATTGTTTGCTATAACCTCTAAAACAGTTTTAAAGTGTTCGGAATAAACACTCTTCGACAGGGATTCTACCAACTCATTGCCAGTTAAACTAGTTAAGGCTTGAATTTTGGCAGTTAAACTTTCAAATGCATCATTAACCTCTTTAGAAACTTTATTAACAATACTTGAAACAACTTTATTTACATTGTTCTCTGTAGCATTTCTTCCACTAGAAACTGGTTTACTAACTTCTTTGTTAGTAGATTTTGAAATTAATTTCTTTACACTATATGGAACATTACTTTCAAATACAGATACTGCATGTTGATTTCCATATTGGTACTCATCTATTGCAACATAGTCTTTCCCCTTACCACCTAGTAACGAAATTTCTTTATAAGTGGTGGTATCTCCATTATAACTATCTAACTCAAACAATCTCCATGTATAACTGTTTGAATCGTAGAAAGACACGTAAGAAGCTGGATGTGTATTTTCACCATAACCAATTACAACATTCTCACTTTTTATTCTAAGTTCCCCAGTCTTTTCATTATACTTACTGCTATCTTTTTCTAGGGATACCCTAAATGCAAATTTTGGAGTATGCTGTAGTATCTGTTTAATTAAACTATCTTCAGCCTCTAGACTATTGAAAGCAGAAAGAACTGTATCTCCAAAACCAATTAATTCAAGATAGGCTACTGGAATATACTTCACAAACTGAAGGGCAGCCTGATTTCCACCTGTTACATAAGCATACCGTATTAAATCTTTAGCAATCGTCCTTGCTTCAGGATTGTTGCTTACTAACATGTCAATAAAGTAGGTAGTAATCATAGCCTCATCTACTCGCTCAGAGGCTGAACTTCTATAGATAATTATATCAGGATTTTCTTTTTTAGCTGCTTCTTTAAGTTCTAGTAAACTTAGTAGTTTAAAGTTTTTACCTGCTTCAGTATTTAAAAACCTTTTAATTCTCTTAACCAAACTATTGGGTCCAACAAGTAGATCAATGTTACTGGCTTCATCTACTCCGAATAGCTCTGGATTAGAGAATATGTAAGATCTAATGCCTAACCAAATCTCTCTTTTTTGTTCTGCAGTTAACTCTCTTCCATATAGTTCTGAGATGGCTTCTATTGTTTGTGTTACCACTTTACTTCCCACAGGCATAATTTGCTCTATTATAGTTTTGGCTTCTCTAGTTGTATCCAAAACATATTTAGCTTGTGGCTGCATTAACACATCCAGAACTCCATCAATTTGAAATGTAACGCTTCCTATAGAATTTACTTGTTCTAAGAAAGAAGCAATCTCCCAGTAATTCTTTGGTAGTCCTTTACTTTCATAAGAAAGTGCTCTAAATACCTTTAATATATCCTGTCCAATAGTATATAGTTTATCAAAATGAACTGCTATAGCACATTGTTTAATAATGTGTTCTGGATTTTTTTGGTCAAATTCATGAATCATTTCAAGCATGTCTTTAGGAGACAGCTTTACTTTATCATACAACTCTTCTTTTAGTTCTTCTCCAGTAGCTTCTTTGTATAATTGGCTAAGGGTATTCAAGACTTCTCCAACACTTGTTGAAACTATCATACTCTTTGCAATAAAGTCCTCACTAAGGCTACCAGAAAATGATTGTATTAAATTAACTATTTTCTTTACTGCGGGTTGTGTTAAAAAGTAGGAAACATATCTTAGGTCCAACGCTTCCCCACTTTCACTGCTTAAAAGGGTAATAGCTACAGCTACTGGGAAAGTGTTAATATTTAAGTTATTGTCATCCATTACAGGGTCTTTAGCATTATCTACAGACCCACTTTGCATAATAACAAGGTTCTTTAATTGAGTTCTAGGTTTAGACCTATCTCCATCAAAGTAACTAACTGCATTGCCACTAATCATATTTAGTGGAACTACCTTTCCATTATCATTAGCAAAAAGTGTCACATATACTGGATTTTTTTCTTCTCCAGCAACTAACTGTAATTTATGTTTTAAAATCGTAGCAGTACCAACTACTGCACGAGAGAAATAAGAAACTCCAACTTTACCAGCCTGCTGTCTGCTGTAATCTCTTAATTGTCTGTTTCTTGAAATATATGGGTCTAGACTTATTTTTCTTCCAACATTCTTAGCAGTAATTTTTAAATCATCTGCATCAAGTGGTTCTAGTATCTTATCTATTAACTTTGAATGCCCAAGTATTGCTTCATGGATACCAATATAAGCATTCTCTAATGACATGGTTTCTATTCTTCGTATTCCAGGAATAGTAATATCTTCAATGGTAAATCCAAGAGCTTCCAGAACTTCCTTACTTCTTATATCTAATTCTTCTGCTTCTATTTTATCTTCCTCTTCACTTATAAACTGATTAATAAGTGTTGTACTTACATTGTAACTTTCTTGGATTAATGGAAGTTTTTCCTTTAAAGTTAAAATATTTCTTCTTCTAGTAGCAAAGTTTTTATTAATCCATTTTATAGCTTCTTGCCTATCAAAGTTTCCATCTTTATCAATGAATGCAGGAACTTTAACTAATCTACCCTGATCATTAACAACATGGTTATAAATGTAACTGTATAGTTTATCTACGTCAAAGTCAGAACCCATCTGAGTAGTTACTTCTCCTGGAACTACTGCTAAATCTCCCACACTTTTTGGTAGAAATCCTACAACTTGAAATACCATTTGGGAACTATACCCTTGGTTAGGAATACGGAAACCAATAATATTTAAAAGTTCTTTATCTATTTTTGAAATATCTATGGTATTGGTTTCAGGGTCTATGAATTGTTTGATGTCTGCTTGGTATTTCCAGGGTACTAGAATTTGTGCATAGGTAATCTTTCCAGACTCTTCGTCTCTAGTAATATAGGTTAATCCCTTTTGTGGGTCAAAACTATTATCTATACCTTTTATCCAAACTATTCCACTCTTTTCCTGACTTGTAAGCTCATCTAAAGTTTTTGCTTTAGGAGACTTAAATCCAGAAGAAGTACCTTGAACGAATGAAGCTCCCCTAATATGTAACTTAATAGTATCAGTAATAGCTGCATTTATCAAGGACTCAATTTTCTCATAGGCATTTCCTAGCCCTGGGGATAGTACAAACCTACCATTTTCAACTTTTAAATGCATTAAATCATTAGTACTCCAACCATTCTTTTTTGCAGAACTTCTAAGAGCAGTTGCTAATTTCTCTACATCTTCTACAATGGGTATCTCCCTACCTGTTTCATCTCTTCTTAACTTAATACCCATTCTGGTATATAAAGCTCTCTTAGCAGACATCATTAGGTTAGTTTTAACCTTCTGCTTCAAGATTTCTAACTCTTTGCCACTTAAGGAAGTAAACTGTGGGTTGTTAAGAACTTGAAGTGAAAACTGTTCTTCTGCAAGTTCCACTAAAGCTGTTGTTACCAGTCTATCCATTTGGCTGGAAATACGTATTTCTGTTTTATCTTCCTTATATGGAACATCTTGCTGTATATAGAAATCTTTTCTATCTAGTGTATGAATGTTTTCCTTACTAAGGCTTATATTATCCTTAATAGTTCCATCAGAATTAAATACACTAACAACATTTCCAGCTCCAAGTTTTACACCTGAACTAAAAACAGCCCTATCAACATTATTTTTTTCCATTAACCGCCTCAACTTATCAATTTCCATTCCAGCAGTTAATTGAGGAATAAGAGGGTAGGATGAGGTTTTAACGTAGTAAATTCTCTCATATAAACCAGACTGCTCTTTAAAGTGAACCTGAACTGGTTTAATAGGCTGCAGGATTACAGGCTGATTAATAGCTGCAAGTTCTTCATCATCCAACTCATAGTAGCCTTCTGGTCCTGCCTTTTCAATTTTATCCCTAATACGGATATACATTTCATCAGAAATCCTACCGTGATTCATAAGAACATTGATATGCTCTAGCACAGTGGTAAGTTCCTGAGCATCGGTTCTATTTATTTTCTTTTTATATTCTTCTATACTTTTAATAAATCCTTCTGTCTCAGTCCCATGAGAATCATCATCAAGAATTATTAAGTTATAGAATGGAAATCCCCTATATTTTTCATTAATAACCCAATCCGTATTACCTAATTCACCAGTTGCTACATCCTTAGCACCACGTTTTTGATACTCATCAAGTGTTGCAACAACTCTAGCTTCTACTGGTAGTGATCCAAATTTCTTCGGGTTATATGCTAATGCAGGGTCTCCAGTAATTACCTGCATTGTACTTGCCTTTGCTATGTAATCATTAACAGTTAAATCAGCAAATGCTTGTACTATTTTACCTGCCTGTGTTTTTGCAGGTAAGGACTTTAAATAGTTTACATCAATTTTAGTCTCAAGGTTCTTAGTTTTTTTGTTGTATGTTATGAAACCTTGTTTAACCCAATTACTTATTGTGGAAGATATTTCTAGTTCTACTTCTAGAATGGCTGCTTCCTTAATCAACACTATTTTTTCAGGATCATTAATAACTCCTTCTAAGAAAACACCATTCTTATCATAGATAAACTTATTAAGTGCAGGGAATAGGTAGAAATAGTTGGCTCCTTCATAAAATGAAGCCCCCACTTCTTCTTTTAATTTTCTTAGAGCACTCTCCTTTTCTTGTTCTGTTTCAGCATTTGCTATTACCTCTCTTTTCTTCTCAGCAAGAGCTCTCATTCTAGCAAGTTCAGATTCAACAATATCCCCAATAAGAGTTCTTGCTTCTCCTGTAAGTATTCCCTTCTTCCTTATAATATTTCCACTATCTTCATCAAATCCAACCTTAGACTCATCAATACTAACGGGTATTTTAGGAGCCTTTACAATAAATGTTCTTTTCTTATCAGACATTGTGGGAACAAAAAACATAGCAGTAGGGGAGTCGTGCTTAGATGCAAAGAATAGGGAAGCAGAGGTAAAGTCCTGTTCCCTATACTCCATATCCTCACGCATAACCACCACTTCTCTATCCCTAGCATTTTTTAGAGCTTCAAAGTCTATAAGTTCAATCTTTGTATTTGGAAATTTTAGCCAAAAGGCTCTTTGAGAGAATGGAATTTTAGCTAGAGTTTTTCTCAGTAATCCATTCTCTGCATTAAATCTTTCTACACGCTGAGTAGCAGGAGCATGGTATGCAAACACATATCGGGTCTTACCATCAGAACCACGATATGAAGAAGTGGAGAGTATTTCTGAATACCTAGCAAATATTTTAGCTAAAGTTATAATGGATGAATCTGTAAATCCCTTACTATTGTAAGGATTGATATCATCCAAAGTTAGATCTGGATTAACTTCTAGTTGCTCTCCCACTTTGATAAGTGAGTTTATAAGAGCAGAATATACTCCCTTGGGATATCCAGATTTGCTGTATTCAAAATTTACACTTAATTTGGGATTTAATTTACTATTAGGAATAAGTTTATTGTAGTTATCCTCCCCAAGCAATTCTGTTAGAGTTACACTAGGAACTATACCAACTAAATCAAACAGTTCACTCAGTAACTCTCTATACTCAGCAACAGTTGAATTCTTCTTTGAGTTGAGATTAATAACCCTATCTTTAAACTTTTTTATTCTTGCAGTGTCTAATATGGTTCTTCCATCCTTTTCAATAGCCAAAGAACTACTTTTTAAACTTTCTGCCCATTGTTCAAGTACCCTGAAATGTGCACTGTTTCTATTTGAATTAATTACCCTAATATTTACATTTCCATTCTTATCTTGTTCCCATAGAACCATATTAAATTCATTCTCATGAACCCGCATTGTGGCGATGAATTGGTTCTTAAGCTGCACACTAACCTCAGGATCACTTAGTACATTAGCAATATTCAGTAGATAGGGTTTCCCCTTATTACCTAACTCAGTTAAAATCTTTATATACTTATCAATTAGGGTTGGAGTATCTTCTGTTCTTATATCTTCAGGTGTTATTGGGCTTAGTATTCTTTTAAGTTCATCAAATACTTGATCAAATGGAATATAGGTAGCTAATCCTAGATAGGAAGTTTTTCCTGAAGGTATGCGAGATAAGAACAGTTTTACATTAGTGGTAGTAGTTTTCTTGGGATCTTGATGAAATGACTCATTAGAGTAGTTTTTTTCACTACTAAAATCATTTTCATCTACTACAGTTTCATCACTTATATCTTCAAATTCCTGTTCTCTATTTTCAAGGTTACCTTCCCTATTAATATAAATAGAAAGGTTCTGAAGATTTGAAATTACATGTTCCTGAACCTGATTCCAAACTTCAGGTATAAGGATTCTTTGAATATCGTTATATGCAAGTTCTAGAGCTGCTGCACTATTAAAAGCACTAAGGGCTTTAAAAACTTTTTCTTGATTAGTCTCAAGTAGGGTAGTTTTAATTTCTTCTAAAGCTTTATCCCTATTTTGGCTTTTATTTATAATATCAAGAAACTTTCCATAGAGATTTGCAACACTTTTTAAATTGTTTTTAGCAGAGATAAATGCTTTAGATACTGAAATTCTTTTACCATCTTTAGAGGAAATAAGTTGTTTATATATTAGGGCTGAAACAGTGTCAACAATTTGCTTTTGTTTATCAGCTTCAAAAATATAATCCCCATCCCTAATAAGAAAATCACTTGTAGAGTTTATGAGGAACATTATTTGTTCCCTAGTTAAATCATGGTCTGAAATGTCTAAATCTGTTTCTGGTTTATAATTTTCATTTACACCAGTGACAACTAAAGAATAATACCCTGAGGGCAATTTAACTACTTTCCAGGTATAGTGTCCCTTATTTAACCTACTTCCCCAAGCAGAGGCAGCTTTATATGAAAGCTGTTTTAACTTGCCCTTCTCATTGAGAATATTGTAGTGCTTATATAGCCATTCATTGCCCTGCACTGTAAAAGCCCCAACTCCAGCACCATTAAATGTTTGAAATAGAGGAGGTCTTTCCCTGAAATTAGATATGATTACTTTAGCATACTGCCTATATTTGTTGATGTCTATTATATCTTCAAGATTAATACCATCAATAAACTCAGGAGTTACTTGAGTATCTATAATTATTTTAACTGTATGATTTTTGTCTTCTAAATATCCCACAGATACTCCTGCAGCATACTCTCTGAACATTTCAAGGTCTCCCATATATTTGAGAGCAGCATGGGAATTAAAAAACTGATCTGCTTTTTTTATAAAATTAGGATTGGAGAGAAGATGTGCTCCAGCTTCTCTAACTCTATCTCTTATAGGTCTGCAAGACATAGTTATTAGATTAATTTGTTGTAGTATGCAAATATAGTAAGAAATAAATTTTACTATGTAGAATAGACATAACTTTTTTGTTATACCTACTTTACTTTTAAAGTATAAACTTCGGGGTTTTTAGTCATGTTATCCTGAAAGGTATTTATAACTTTACGTAAGGCATTAGCTGCTCCAGTGTAATGTGGAAATTCTATATTTAAATCCAAACTTTCACGTAGACGGCTAGGATCCTTAGAACGTTCCTTTTCATACCAATACCTAGGATCAACCCTTATAGCCTTAACTGCATAGTATAATCCATTGTTAGTTTCATCAAACTTGTTTAGTAATATTCCTTCTATTGCTTTGGCTAGTATGGTGGGATTACCTACATACTCTCTAGCAACATATGGGTAGTTTAATTCAAACTCATCATTTTCTGGATAAATCAGAGCAGTGCTCCTTATCCCCCAATCTCTAGAATTTGTTGTAATTAAATTACCATCTTTATCACGAATTCCAGTTCCAGTTGTATTGATATACTTAGAAGTTTGATTTTTACTGTAGAATGCCTCTAGAGCATCTCTAGTAGCATATAGTTGAGTAGCAGTATCTTCATCTGGAAATAAAAATCTATTATCCTTTGTAAAGTAGGTTTTTCTTAAATCTTCATCCTGTAATGCCCTATCAATTAGTGCTTGTTTTTCTTTTGGATCACCTGTTGAAGTTACCCTGTTGTAGTAATTTACAAACTTTAATAATTTCTTTTCATCCTCATTTAGTTCAATATTCTTGCTTCTTTTGTCATTAATTTCTTGAACCCTCCTGCCAATTGATTTATTTTCATAATGTTTAAGTTTAGCCAATAGAAAATCCTCTTGAACATTTCTATTATGCATTATTACTGCAAACATTTGTTCAGGAGACAAATCATACCTTTTCATTTTATCGTATGCAGCCTTAGCTATGTAGAAGTTTCCAGAGGACATTTTGAAGTCTGGAAAGTCTTTTAAAATCGTATCATCATATATTACAAAATTAAATCCGTTAGGTAACTTGTAGGTTTCTACCACGGGACTTGTGGGTTTAGGATCATCTGGATCACTAGCTTCTTTAGAAGTTACATTTATCACACTTCCATCCTCAGCATAGTCATTAACTCCTGGAAGAGTTGCAACAAGAGCATCAATACATCCATGACACCCCTCCTTTATCATATCCTCAACCTCTCTTCTATACTTTCTGGGGATAATAGCATAATCCCCATGTTCATTACGGAGTATTAACTCCCCACCTTCTGCTTCTACTTTAATATTTTTATTCATACAAATACATTATTAATAAATTATTGTCACTCAGTTTTATACATGCATTAATCTAGTTGCTTAAGTTTAAAGTACTGCATATTTTTAATAGCATTATTAGTATATGTTTGTTTATTATCAGACGACGATCCACCCCATTTACCTGGTAGTGTTTCAATTACATTATTTATATCAACATCTGCTCTATTTTTAGCCATATAAGCCAAATATATAATAGTAGCTTTAGCTGCTTTCTCTGGATCTATTAAATCTTTAGCAGATGTTACTCCAACTTGTTCTAATTGTTTATCCAGTGTTACATAATTTTTAGGAAGTTTACCTGCTTTAATAGCTTCTTTTTGTTTTTCAGATTCTACTTTTATATTTTTAAATCTTAACTGTGTTAATCCTACACTATAATCATCAATATTATCACCCGACACTACAGATAAAAGTTTACTTATATTATACTTTACTTTGTAATCTGGTGATGATGTTACACTAGGTAAAAAGTTAAATCCTAAATATTTTTTATTAACAGTTGATATTCCTTTATTAATCAATCTAAATATATTTCCTGTTTCTGAATGTGTGTCTCCAAAATTAGTTTCATTTCCTAATATTCCAAGAGCAACTAATGCAATATCATTGTATAAATCCCCATCAATCTTAGCTATTTCCATAATATCTCTTTTATTCTCTTCTAAGGCTTTAACAAATTTTTTAACAGTTTCAAATTCTTCATTCTCATCAAAGTCATACCATTTATGCTTATCCCTTACAAATTTATCTTTATCTATTTCAATTTTTATTGGTTTATAATTCAAAGTATTTACGGATGTATTTATACCTTGACCTTTTTGAACATTTCCATAAGAGTCTACATAAGTATTGTAGTCTTTCTTACTGTTGGATTTAAAGATAAGTTTCCCATTCGATAATATGAACTCATTTCCTTCTTCCTCTGGTAAAATATATAATTCAGATCCAGATGTTAAGTATTTACTCAGGATATTCAGCGTATTTTTACTACACCGAATACATCCATTACTAACACGTTTATATCCAGGCTTATATCCTATATGAAATGATGTTGCTACATTTTCAACTTCTCCTGTTTGAGTATATTTGTCATACTGTCTTTCATTCATCATGTTTATTATTGGTAACTCTTTATACCCTATTTTATCTACATTAGATATATAATATTTTCCAGCACCCGTAGATTTATTACCAGCATTAAAATCTGCCTTAGCTACAGCAGCTTCTTCTTTTGTAATTATTCCATCTTTATTAGGATCTGAAACTTTTGTAACTGTCTGTGCATCACTTATAACTGCTCCTAAAGATATTTCATCAGTAGAAAATATAGGTTCTTTATTTCCAGGTATATATATATGTAATTTACCCTTTTTCTTATCAATTATAGCATAAGGACGATTATTAGAAGATTCATATTTAGATTTATAAGTTATAATTCTATCAGCTTGTTCCATTGAATTGAATTCTTGCTTTCTCTTCTTAATTTCATCCCAATCTTTATATTCAGGCTCTAATTTGGTTGTGGTTTTATCAGAATAAACTGAAGATACCGTTTTATTTTGAACATTTAGTCTTTCAATTATTTCAGGTTTATTCATACCATGCTTGGCAAGTGTTTCTGGAGAAGGATTAAATTCTTCTCCTGCCAAATTAGTTCCGTACTTTCTTCCCTTATACTCAAATATTTGATTTGGACCTAATTGTTGTCTAGCAATTCTAAATGCTTCTTTAAACGTTCTTGCCTTATTAAAATCTTTACTTTGTATAATTTTATTTGAAGATTGTTTATTATTAAATTCACCAGATAGTAATTTTTGTTTGAGTTTTATGTTGTCTTCATAACTACCTGTTGTTAATCCTTCTTCTTTTGCTGTAGACCATGGTTTACCTGTTATTTGCTCATATAATTCTGAAACAGGTATAGTATTTATTTTATTAGAATCTACAGCTTTACTAGACAAAACTAATCCATTAGCAGCTTTAATATACTTACCACTTCTTGCAAACAAAACCCCATTTTTATCAAGTTTAATATCAACACCACCCTGCGCATGACTAGGGTATCCAGAAAGGTCCTTAACAACTTCCCACCTACTTCCTGTAGTGAAGTTGTTTAACTTAAGCCCTTTGGCTGCTTTTATACTACACATTTTCCCATCATTATTCAGGTATTCTCCCTTTCTGCTTACATATTCTTCATTGGTAAGACCATGTTTATTTAGCAGTTCTTCTACTTTATTTACCTGTTCATTACTTGAAATAATTGATATATCTGTTTCAGATTCTATTGATAGATCATCAAATGCATCAGTAGAAGTTTCATTAATAATATTATTTATCTTATTCTTGAGATCACTAGAAGTAGATTCACTGGAATCTTTTGAACTTACAGTAGTTTGAGATTTTGTTGATGAATTTGATTGATTACTATCAACCCAATTTTTAAATTGCTCTACACTACCATTGGGATTTTGTTCAAGGTATTGCGCATACAGTTCTTGAGCTTTTTGTTTTTGTTGTGGGGTTATTTGGTTGTTTAAACTTTCTAATTCTGCATCATATTTAGCATTGATTTCTTTTAACTTTTCAATAATTTCAAAAATAGATGTTTTATCTGTAGTTTTTACTCCATGAATTTCCAATTCTGCTTTTATAGCATTTGCATAAACGGAAGGTAAACTTGCAATTTTTACATTAGGGTTTTTTGATAATCTTTCTATTGCATGGTTTGTAGCTATTTTTAAATCTTGATTTTTAGCATCTTCCCATTCTTGTCGTTGTTTTCCATCAAAACCTACTCTATCAACACCTATTCTTTCTAATGCGTCTCCTCTTACTTTTTGCCTTCTTCTTTTTATATCAGCTTTTTGTTGTTCTGCTTGAGTTTGTTGTTCAGAAGTTGTTTGGTTGTTTAAACTTTCTAATTCTGCATCATATTTAGCATTGATTTGTTCTCTGCTATTTTTAAGTATATCAATCAATGAATCTGATATTTTACCATCACTTTTTGCTTTAATAAATCGGTACAACCTTTCTCTTTCATTTGCAAGTAACATCCAAGATGCTTTTCCTTGCATTCCTATTAATCTACCTACTTTATCTATTATTTTTTGAACTGGAATATTGTTTTCAACCATAGAGTCAATCCAATCGGAAACTTCTTGCATTTCTACCCACATTGAATCTTCTGCTTCTTTCTCTGATGCCCAAACACCTTTATTTATAGAATTGGGGTCATTTATACTTTCTCTATAACTTTTAGAACCTGTTACTTGAGGAATAATTGAATTTCTTAGTTCTAATTCTTCTTGTCTTCTTCTTTCTATATCAGCTTTTTGTTGTTGTTTTTGTTCATCAGAAATATTTCCAGTAAACCCTAAAGCTTCATATACACTATTAGCTAATTCAGGATTGGATTCAAATAGTTCTGAAACAGATTTTTTGCTAATTCCTGTAGAATCTTTTTGTTTAATTGATTCAGATGTGTTACTAATAGTTTTATTGGATTTTCTTTTTGGTAGTTCAGGGTCACTAAATAGTATCTTTGATTGAATTGCATATACTGGAATGTCCTTAGAATTTTGGTACTCCCTTCCTAATGTAAGAAGTTTAGTGCTGAGAAATTTATTTACGGGTACAGTGGTAATATTTATTAAGCCATTAGAATTTCTTACTGGCAATACTATGTCCCCAGAAATCTTAAGATTAACAGAATGATACATGTTAGCTAATGCACTGGCTATGATTTTAATATTACTATTAAGTTTTTTATGGTCATTTAATCTAAGGGTAGTTACTTTACCATCACTATAAATACTGAGTTCACTAGTCTTGGGATTAAACTGTAACCCATGTGTGTTTAAATCTAATACCGCATCATCATCAGCAACATACACAAACTGCTTTAAGAATTTTTTAAGAGTCTTTCTCTTTGCAATATTAAATCCAGCCTTTAATAGTTCTTTATATAATTTTCCATCTATTTCATTTAAATCCTGTATCCCCTGTCCATTATTCCGTGAAGCAACTAATCCTATTCTAATTATATCAGCTAGGATATTAGCAAATTCAGTTCCCAATTTAGTTGAATGTAGAACAAGTGGGATGAATTTATTAGGTATAGCACTTGGAACCATAAGTACTATAGCTCCATTCTTCAGTTTTTCTTTAAGGTTAGAATGTAAAATAACACTATCAATAGGAAATTCTTGTTTACCATCAGTTTCAGTCATTATAAATTTACCATCTATAAATACAGTAAATGGAGATAGCCTGGTTCCATTGTATTCATAGTAGGTAGGAACTGCTTTACTTAATAGGTTGGGCATAGCCTCAGCAACAGTATCAGCTTTAGGGACTCTTTTCCCCTGGTTATTTACTGTATATTCTACTTGAACATACCCAGCAGTTTTAAGTGCAATACTACTTTTAACTTTTTTATTTTCTGCAACAGTTTTACGTAGAGTTCTTAATTTATCTATTTCTGCTTCAATTTCTTCCTGAGTTCTCCCATTTTCTAATAGGTTTTTTCTTCTTCCATACTCATCTAGTTCCTCTATGAAATCAATAGAAGGGAGATACCCAATAACAATATTTTTATTAGACTTTCTAACTACTACTTTGATAGGAACATTGTCAGTATCAATACTTCCATCCTGTCTAACAAAGTCATTATAGGTTTTATGGGTTTTAACGTATTCATTATTTTCTCCTACAACTCTCCTACGATTTTCATATACATAGGATTCTCCTGCAAATTCTGTATCAAGCTCAAAAGTAACTTTAGTTCCAACAGGGAATGATTCCCAATCAGATAAATCTATATAAACAGTATTATTAGCAGTAGCCCCTTCAACAGTAAAGTTATGGGCAGCTTCTCTAGCAAATCTTACAGCACTATATGCTAACCTTACAGCTTCTGGAGCTATAGGTTCTACGAATACTGTTTCATCAAGAGAAATTGGAGTAGTTACTTTCCCATCAGCATAGGCATTAGTTTCACTTCTCTTTTTATCTTCTTCTCTGAGGGTATTAGTCTGATTATCTACCTTTCTTTTGTTATTATTTTGCTCTATAGCTTTCTGTATCTTATCCACTACATCCTGTAGTTGAGCTGGATCTACATTAAAAGCAGCATGTTCTATAGCTAATGCTCCTAGTTCCTTTTTATTTGGATTTCCTACAGGTTGTCCATTATAATACAGGGTTCTATCTTTTACTTCATACGGAGTACCCTCAATACGTCCATCAGGTAGGTCATATGGTTCAGTAGATACCCCAGCTTCACCTGATTCTACCTCATGGCCTGTTTCTTTTCCACCACTCTTACTGTCATCATCCTCTTTCTTTTCCTCTTCCTCTGGTATTACTCCAGGTCTTCCTGGAACAATATTTGGCAAATCTTTCTTACTAGTTTCTTCTGGTTCTTCTGCTTTTCCTGTTTCTTCTGCTTCACCTGTTTCACCTGTTTCATTATTAGTTGATTTACTAGTAGAAGGTGTTTCAGTGGATTGTTGAGAAGTATTTTGTTGATTTTCAGACTTTGTTTTATCTTTGTTCTTATTGTACTCCCTAGCTTGTCTTTCTTCTGTTTTCTTTTTCCTTTCTTCTTCTATTTCCTTTTTTACTTGTTTTTCATACTCTTTTTGACCTTCTTCAGTCATTAACTTTTGAAGTTTTTCACTATGTAGTTCCCTTGCTGCTTCTAAGGTATAAATATTTGCTAAATGATTGGGGTACTTTAGTACAGTCATTATATGTACTCCCCCAATATCTTTTCCCTGAACCCTTGTATTTCCTATCTGCTTTTCTAGTTCCAGTTTCCTTTGTTCCAGTTTTTTAATAATGTTTTTAGAGAATTCTCTTGAATTTTTACTATTAACTGTATTAGTGGAATACTTATTAAGTTCATCAATAGCAACACTTAACCCAGTTAATTCCAGTATACTCTTTTCTATATCATTTAATGATTTACCACTTATTTCTTCATACTGCTTAATTGCTTCTCCTAATTTAGTTTTATAGTCATTGATTTCTTTTCCAATCCCTACTATTGTACTATGTAAATCTGCTGCGTCCTGTGCAAAAAATATTTTTGCATTATGTGATATATTTTTATTTCTTACTATTGAAAAGTACCTATTAAAATTTTTTTCTGCTTCTAGGGCTGCTTGGTGCATGGTTGAGATAGTTTCAGTAATGCTTTTTTTATCTCCCATTTCTAGCTTTTCTAAATCAGATATAAGTCCAGGGGACTTCATCTGAGCATCTACCCTATCCATATTATTATATATGGAAGCCTGTAATCCTATTTGATATCCAGTTTTATATGCAAGATGTTTAATTTCTTCTGCCTTCTGGTCTGCGGTTAGTTTTTCATCAGTTTGTATTTCTTTTATTTTCTGAGCAGTTTCCTTTAGTAATCTATCTCTTGCTGCTGTTTCTGCAATCTTCTTATTGAGTAAGTCTCTATCTGCACCAAATCCTATTTTACCACCCAACCATTGAAAAGCAACACCACCAAGTGCTCCAAACACAAAGGCATCAAAAGTTTGATCCATTCCCAAATAATCTAATACCCGCTCACCAAAGGTAGAATTATCATCCTTTTTTACTCCAGAAGCTATCATGGCAGCCCTTTCTCCCTCGTGTGCTGATATCTCATTCCATACTTCTTCCAGTCCTTCAGTTGTTTCTGGAAAGTATGCTTTAACCCCTCTAGTCATTCCACTTATTATCCTATCAAGCCTAGTTTTAGGGAGTGCTTCTTCTGATATAGCTTTCATACCTAGAGTTTTGGATTCAGCTTTTATAAGCTCTCTTTCCACAGCTCCAGCCATTCTTCTGGAAGTTTTTTGCCAGAATTTGGAAAGTGCTCCAAACTGTACTATATCAAATATTAAGTTGGCATAGTTTAAAAGATAGTCAGTTCTAGCTCCTATGTTGGCTGCATCATTTATTAGTTTACTTGCTTCATTATCATATAAATTACTAATTTTTTCTATTTCACGAATTTTATCTCCTTTTTTTAAATCTCCCTTATTTAATATATTACTAATATCAATAGATTTTTGTTTATATAAATTTGCTAAAATAGAATTATCACTATCATCATCAAAACTTCCAGTTCTCCAAATATTGGTTAATTTTTTTTCAGAAACTCGATAATTTTGATCTGCTTCCATAGCTCCTTCCATATGTCTGTTAGCTAATGCTCCAATTCCAGTTGCTAATGCAAGAGTAGTAAACTCACTTAATCTCAATAGTTTACCTAAATAATTTACTGCTTTGAATATACCATATCCAGGAATTAGAAAACTAGCAGCACTACCTATACTAACTAATCCTTGAGCCCAATGTCCAAAATCACTCCACCTTTCTCCAGTTTGATATATTGGAGTAGCTTTTTCTGCCCACTCTGTTATTCCTTTACCAATTTTATAAATAGGATTATCTATTTTAAAATCTCCTGAAACTATTTCAGGCATTGCTAAAATAGTTCCTACAGCCTGTACTGTTTGTCCAACAATAATACCTATTGCTAGCTGATTTATAGCTGCTCCAAATTGTGCTAAACCACTTTGTTGATAAGCTCTGTACTTATTTATGTCATATTGGTATTCATCAACTGGAATAGCACCATTATCATATCTGGAGTAATCTATTTTCCCCTCTTCATCCCTGTAGTAGTCTGCAACACTTCTACCATAGGGATATAGAACTCCGTGAACTTCACTTAAAAACTGTGCTCTTTCACGAAGAAGCTGTTTAGTATTTGGATAAATTATGTTGCCTGCAGTATTCTCTTCCATAATTAGTTATTCATTTTTTTAAAAAATGGATTAGCAAGTAATACAATATCTTTTGTTGCCTGTGTTAATAAAGCATCTACAGAGTTATATTGCTCTTTGGCAATTTCCTTCCCATCACTATTATAATATATTTTAGTAACAGTTCTTTCTTCTGTTTCTGGATCAGTTTCAACAACTACTACAGAGTTATCTACTATTTGACTAACAGGAATTCCTTCGCTATCTACTGTTACTATTATATCTGGCCCTAATGGTATTATTTCTTCCTCTTTTTTAGGATAAATTACTGCTTTTGAAATTTTATGGGCATTATTAAATACTAATCTTTGTTGGTCTGTAAGTTTTGCATCTTGATTTGGAGTGGGATTTTCATGTTTGTATGCCTCATCTTCTTTAAATAGTGGTAATGCGTATGGATTTTTTCCACCTAAAATAATTATTCTACCATTTAAGTAGTCAAACCTAACTGACTTAAACTTCTTTTTATCCTCCTCGCCTAATATGTCTGTACTATAATTAAATAATCCTTTATTTCTTGAATAGTCTTCATTAAGTCGAACAAACTCACTACTTGGTTTAACAAGAGTTTCTTGTATAAAGTTATTAACTTCCTGATCATTTGGCACATAAAGTTTATTAGTTTGTGCAGTAAATTTCTCAATAAAATTTAGGTAATCTCTAGCAACAGCTAACTTAATATCCTCCTCTTCCAATCCTTTGGCTCTGTACTCTTCTTCCTTTTTTGTATAAAAATTACTCCAATTTTTCTGTATAAATTCTACAAGGTCATCCACTTTTTTAACTTTTTTTTCAGCTAAACGATTTTTATATGCTAAAGCTCCCTTACCTGCATTACTAATTTGTGAATTCTCATCTATTACTCTATTTGTAAAATTTATATTATTTTTTATCATTTTATAATCCTCTATAATTGCTTTTAATTCATTTATCTCTTTTGCTGTCTTTTTATCAGTATATTCATGCGACTCGGTTTGAACAGGTATTATACGATCATTACCCCCATTTCCTCCATTTCCTCCTTCAGGTACTCTGCTATAATCGTTAACAACACTTCTAAATACTTGACCATGTAATAAATTAAACAGATATTTACCTAATTTAGTATCATCCTCATATACATCATCTCCAACTTCTTCTCTTAAAAATGTTGAATGTCTGAAATCATCTATCATGGCCTTTCCCTTCTCATTAAGAGTTCCATCTTCATTAAACATCATCTCACGTAGTTTTTCTTCAGTTAGTCCAGATATTGCACCAGTTTTTAAATATTTTTCTCCCCCAATTTCAACAATTGTAGGTCCTATGGAGTTAGTAATCCTATTTATAACTTCAGTAAAATGATTTTTTACAAATTCTTCGTGGTTTCCTGCTCCTATTAAAGGGTTATATTTTCCAGGAATTAATGTTTTTCTTTCTGTATCAAATTTAGGAAGTTGGTGGTATTCATTAAATGGTATAGTTTTATATGTTGGGCGACCATTCTTATCAAGAATAATTTTTCGTGGTGCCTTACCTTGTGCTGCAAGAGATTGATACTCTGAAAGTGCCTTTCCATACCTCTTGCTTTCTTCCATCCCTCTAGCTAATAAGGCCTTATCAACTGCTAAATTTCTAGATATCTCAGGAAGGGCTCTTCCAAAATCTCCTCCATAATTAGTAACTACATTTTGATAAATATTAGTTATTCCTTCATCTATACCTTTTCTTATAGAATTTTGTAAGTCTTCTGGTAATTCAGAAAAATCAGCAAGACTTGCCTGTTCTAAGTACTTTGATATTTCTGACTGTGCAATATCATACCTTTGCTGTCTTTGTGCAGCAATATTAGCCATAAATTCAAAATCCTTTGGGTTATACATTTGAAGTTGCCCAAAGTCTATAATAGCAGGACTAGATGAATCATAACTAGCTGAATATTCTGGTGAATATTCATAATTTTCTTCATCCTCTCCGTAGTATTGTCTATACCTTCTTTTTACCATATAGTTTACAACTTCTTGATTTAAACTTTGAATTATAGTATATTATATCGTTTTGTTCATCATCAAGTGAAAATTTCTCCTCTGTACTTTCACTCTGTTGTTCCTGTTTACTATTCCTACTTTCTATTTCTTGGTTCCATTTTTCGAGTACTTCAGGTCTAACTTTAATATCCAGTCTTCTTCCAATACCAAAACTTCTTCTAAACCAACTGGGATTGGCTATTTCTTCGCCTGCTTTATTTTTATAAGTTTCACTTACATAGAAGTCTGGATTCATCATATTAAGTTTAAGAGCATCCTGTTTAGATTGTTCATGCTGTTGTACTGCCCCAACAATAGAACTACCAATTTGACTAATACCAGCCGTCATAAGTGCATCGTTTCTATTCCTCCAAGCATTATCAAGTCGACTATTATACATCATTTCTTTAGCCTTCATTTCAGCATTCATAGCATCAGCCTGCATTCTGGCTTTAGCATTAAATTCAGCTTCAGATAGATAACTTTGAGTTAGTGCATTTCCTAAATTTCTATTTAAACTAGTGGATGCATTGGTCATATTTGCCATATATGCTCCAGCAGTTGGAGCAGCATTAAGTAATGATCTTGAAGTATTAGCTTGAGCTAAGTTAGCCTGTTCCCGAAGAGCAGCACGCTGATTTTCAAGATTTATAGTTTGAGCTTGTATAGTGGGTAAACTAATTTTAGTATAGGGATTTTTCTGTCTGGCTCTTATAAGATTAACTATTCCAGCAGCAACTCCAGGAATAGCAGATAGTCCAGCTTCACCCCAACCTATTCCCTGAAAACTTCCATCAGGGTGTGCAAAGTTCTTGGCAAAGTTAGCCTTTCTACGCATAGCAGGACTATACTTATCAGGATGACTCAGGATATAATTGGCTGCTTCCTGAACACTCATTCCCATTTTAGTAGCCTGTGCTTTAAATGTTCCACGTTTGGATGGGTCAATGTGAATACCATTTGCAGCCATTGGAATTTCTGAACTAGGTTCAGGAACTGCTTTTAGTGCTTCAGTAGATCTATCAATTTTACCTTTAGATGTTTCTTGTCTAGCTAAACTTTCTCTGAGAGTTTCCTGCTTTTCCATTAAATCCATCATCTCTTCCTTATAGCCTTTTTCTGCTATTGGATCTGTAATTTTAAAAGTTCCAGCTTGCTGCTTGGCATAAAGTTTGTACTTATTTTGAATTCTTTTTGCTTCATTTGCAAAGGTTCTTTTATTATATTTAAGTCTATTTGAAAAAACATAGGAACCTAATTCTCCCATATCAAATCCCACTTCTCCATTCTCAACTAAAGCTGTAGGGTTAATTGGGGTAGGATTACCAATGGCATCTACTGGTATCCCACCATTAGGTCCCTCATGTGTCTGTCCAAAGTAGTTGATAGTCCCCCCAGTAGCCATAACTGCTGGCATAGTGGGAATATTGTTTGGGTTATTTCTTATCTGCTGATTTAAAGCATCAACTTCAGCTTGTCTCTGCATTTTAAGGGTTTGAGCATTCTGATCCTTTATACTCCTTTGCTCTGCAGCATCTGCTACCATCCCAGAAACACTATTAGTAAGTAATCCTGCACCAGCAGTTTGACCACCAGGAACAAGCATTAATCCTGCTCCAGCAACTCCCATTGCTACATTACCTATATTTCTTTTGAGCCAACTTCCAAATCCGAGTTTCTCTAGTCCATACTCATTCCATTCCTGCTCTGTTAATTCTTCTAATCTCTTACCTTTTGTTATTTTCATTAATTCTTGGTAAGAAATCTCAGATTTTCTATTAGCTCTTCTATTAATTCTTTGTGCCATAGCTACTTATATATTTTACAAATTTAAATCTGTATTTTATAATTTCCAAATTTTTATTAAACTACCTTGCATTTATTGGTTCATAATTCGTTATAATATCATGAATTTTTATCTTATACTTTCCTCTTTCTTCTGCTTCACCTGTAGTAAAATTAAATGTAGCCTTAAGATAGGGAGAATATACTCTGTGTTTACGTATATCTCTTATTGTATTTAGTATAAATCTTCTAAATCTAATTCTTGAACTGCTCGTAAAAGGAGTAGAAGCAAATTCCTGATAGGAATTACTAAACTCTACAGCATCAAAAGAAATATCGGGAAATACTTTACCATTAAAATCTGTTACCTCACTGCTTACCACTATACTATCATACCTATTTGTAATAACACTATTTGGATTTACTATGATAGATAAACTACATGGTAAAAAGGTATTATCACCTTCTACATTGACCATAGTCATTTTATTATCAAATATGTAAAGATTACCATCAAAGTAGGTAGGATAAGAAAATGTGTTATTATTTATTTTTGATACAAAAGTATTGAAGTATGCATTAAATAGTAAAGTTTCATCATCTATTCTCCACCATACCTCATTAAATCTTGGATCATAAACTAAATAAACTGTATCAAAATTCTTATTAGAACAAAAAGACTTTATTCCCTTTAAGTCAGAAATAAAAACTGGATGTTCCTCTAAAGTAGCCAATTTTTTATTTTTATCATCAACATAGTAAATGCTGTATGGGGTAACAAGAATTCCATCTTGATGGGAAGCACCACTACTGGTTGTAATGTATTGAAATGTATTCATAACTCCACCACTACCCACCATTATACTATTACCCTCAGTATTTGGAATCATTTCTCTTTCCTCTATGTTAATAAAAGCTATTCCTTTAGGTTGAAATGCAAAAATTTTATTATTAAAATTAATCAGCTTTGTTATTGGACCATATCTTGAGTCTATATCCAGAAAATTATTGGCATAGAATTTAGACCAACTATCTGTATTTTCTCCATTTATTTTTTTATTAGTTCTATAAATTCTACTGGGAAATGTATTTATATCCTGTAATCCATCAGGACGCATAAAATACACTTTAGATTTATCCATCTGAGAGTATACAGGATTGTATGTATATAAATCAAAATCCTGTTCAAATATGATTGTTTTATCACTATCTAAAGGATATGCACCCTTCTGTTCTCTCATTGCTAAATATTTATACTCAGACTTTATTAAAGATGTTCTATCAGAACTTTCTATTACAGCCCCATCTTCAAGGATACTAATTGTTGGATTTACCATAAATCTTGGATTTATTTTACTTTCTACTAATCCAAGAAAAGTCTGCCCTCCTTTTCTGTAGTGATCACCTTCTCTTGGTCCTAAAGCATCTTTTTCTATGGTCCACACTCCTCTTAGATATTCAAACCATTCAATAAAACAATCCCCATTTCCACATGTAAAGGATATTGGATCAATATCATAAATAACTTGAATGCCTGTTACGGGATAATAAGTGGTACTATGTATAGCTTGTTTTGTATATCCCCCATATGGATAAGAGTAGCTTCTTCTTCTTATGTAGGCAGTTTTACCTAAATAATTACCATACCATGCGTCTTTTAAATCTAATATCATGGTGGTTCCAGCAAGAGATATATTATGATTTTCTCCAGTATAACTGAAATTCCCACTAGGATCTCTTCTCCAACTCATAAATCTATTTGAAAATCCTTTACCTACATGGGCTCCAAAATTTGATAAAGAAGTAGTCTTAACTTTTTCATTATAATCAATTTTTGCTATTTTATCATTAACCCTATACCTATCAAAATTGTTAGTTGTGTTATAAGGATATGCTATTAAAAGTGAATAATCATTTCTAGAAATGTTTGCAGAATTACGGACTTTAGTATTGTAGGTTAAGAATCCTGGATACATATCAATTCTATCATATGCCTTGTAATTATTTTTATTTACATAGGTTTCTGGGCATATATAATCTATATTATATTTAAAAGTATCGGATTTAAATTCATGG